CTTGAGATTTCGCACTTCCCCATGTGTTGATTTTCTCGGACTGCTTCTCGACGATGTAGTCCCCGAATTTTACGATGACATTGCAGTTGTCAAAGTCGATGTCAAGCCGATCCTCGTTCTTCTGAATTTCCGGGAACTTCTTTTGCATCCAGGAATTAAGAGCGAGCAACTGCAGAATCAACCCTTCCAGGAACGGTTTCCAGAGTTTGATCTTTTCGCTACGGGTCTCAAGCGTCGCCTTATTCCTTTCCTGCTGGCTGTCAGCGGCTGAATCGATTGATTCAATCCCCGGAATGCCTAATGCAACCGGGCTGATTCCGGCCATATAGCAGCAAGTGGCAAGAGCGGTCTGCCATTTTTTCGCAAGGGATTCCATTTTGTCCGGAATCGGTGTGATGTTGATCTCATTTTTCGCATTCTGATCGAGCAAGGTTTTCGTAACAACATAGTTCTGGACGAAGTTGTTGATGCCTTTGAGGTCACCGTCTTTCGTGTACTCCAGGAATTCCGCCGGAATGTAGCGGATTGTCTTGTTGTTCCGGACCTCGGCGAATATCTCGCTCAAGACCTCGTCCAGGCCGTCAAAAGCGGAGATGGCTCCGAAATAATCGCTCGCGCCATACGGAGAATCCGGAAACTCGGGATTCGGGATTCTATTGGGCTTCTCGAATGCCAACATTCCTTTCAGGCCGTCAAAAACATATTCCGGAAGAACCGGTTCCTTAAGCCCAAATGCTTTCTGCAAAATATCAAGCGGAACTTCAATTTCGTCTCTGTTGGGAGTTATCTTAAAGACCTTGTTCTCAATTTTGGCGAATCCTTGCTCATTCGTCGTATAGCGCTCTTTGTGAACGAAATCATTGTCTCCGTATTTGAACCAGTTTTTAAAGACAATTGCTTTGGTTACCCCGCGCTCCTGTTCAACCTCCGCGTTCCGGATGTCAACGACTTCCAGAATCGGGTATTCTGACAAACCGATGTCATAACTCAACTTCATGAACAAATGCCCGGACCACGACTCCGTCACCGCGCCTTTGCGGATTCGCTCGTGGAGCTCGCATTTTTTCTTGATTGTTTCGAGCAGCGCTTCGGCTTTCTTTGATTTTTCTTTGTCAAGTTTGTCCGTCACGTTTCCGGCATCATCAGTCTGGTATATCTCAACTTCGGTTGTAAGACCGCCGCCGAACAGGATACGCGCCATCTTTTCCGAGATTGTGTAGGCGATGCCGCTGTGCTTCTTCGGATAATCTTTCGTGGACGCCCGCCAGAAAAAACTCAAATCGCTCGAAATCTCTGTGTTTGTCTGATAGAAATGCCTTATTTGGTAGGGCTTCGCGGAGAACCAGACATAGTTCTCATAAACCCGGAACGAGAATTCGCGTTCGGGGTTGAAATGATCTTTGTCGATTATGTGTTTTGGATTAAACACAACGCCTTTGCTTGCAAGCACTCGTAAGTCACTCTCCAATCTTGCACGTCTGCGGTTGTCAAAATAGTTTTTGATGTTCGTGAAAATGCTCATATCAAGCTGCCCCTTGTTCGTATTTCTTGGCCGCGAGCAGAATCTTGTTCATTTGCGGCGTCCAAGCATACTCGCTGCTGTCAATGATGTCGTTGTGTCGCTCGTTGTTGTCCTCTCGGACTTCGTTCGGCTTTTCGCTTCTCTTTGCAACCATGAAAGCATCGTAAGCATCCCGGCCTTCCGAAGTATCGTTGAACTCGATTTGGTCATGAGAGAACATGATTATGCCGAGATCGACACGTTGCTTGATCGTCGCTTTGTAAGATGCGATCACCTCGATGTCCGGAAACTCTACCGAGAACAAGGCTTTCATATCCTGGATGTAGTTGAGCTCGGCGCTATCGATTGACACATAACGGATGTTGAGATGCCTGTACCGCTTGATAAACGATATCAAGTGCTTGGTTTTTTCATTGTATCCGCATTGTTTGAACGTCATCTTATCAATCATGCCGACCTTCGTATAATCATTTCGGAATCCCCATAAGGAAATCGAGTTGTAGGCTCTTGTTGCGCCGATGTCGAAGCCGATGCCGAAATAGTGATAATTCCGGACATCCAGCGGTTTGATATGCCTCTTTGGATCCATGTATTCGAGGTAAAGCATTTTGCCAGGAGCTCCACGTTCGCCAAGAATTTTAATTTTGTAATAATAACTGTCAACAGGATAAATCCTTTTCGTTCTTTCTATCTTTTCCGGGGTCATAATAGGATTATCTTCCATTTTCCAGTGGCGATAGTACCAACCGCTTTCCTTCGGGAACTTATCCATATCGGCTCTTATTGATGCGGGAGCATCACCGATTATAAAGCAGCGGTTAATATATTTTTGATATATGTAATGGCTCGGAACATCTCCGTTTAAAGTCCAAAACGTTTTAGGACTATCAGCCGAAGCTTGCCGAGCAAAACACTCATCGATAAACTGTTCGTGTGCGTTGTTAACCTCGTCAACAAAAATAACACCAATTGTTTTCCCGAGTATTTTTTTCCAATGGTCGGCCCTAGAAAACCCACAAAGCAAAACTTTCTTTATCTTCGGTTTGCCCGGTATATCACATTTCATTTTCAGATAGTAGCCGCCAAATTCCTCTCTTTCGCGACTGATATATTTCGGATAACAGATTTCAAGACCGAAATCGGATTGAAGAATATTATCTCGGACAGCATCTAAATCTTGAGCTGCAATCAGATGTAAACGCTCATTATTATCCTGAACCGCTTCGAAAAATGCTTGGATCTGAGTTACAGTTTTTTGAGATCGGATTGTACCCTCACAAGCAAAGAGTCTTGTTTTAGGATGTAAAGCAATAGCCATTCCGTCAAGATAAGCATCGTTTATGATAAACTCTTTCATACTTCATCATCCGCCTCAAACTCCTCGTCATTAAATCCAGAAACATGACGATTTTTAAGCGCAGCAAGCGTCTTCTGATGCAGGTCTGCCTGCTTCTCGTCCTCGTCGCTTTTCTCAATGATGAAACGATCATCATTTTTCCATTTTCCGGGAACAAGGTTTTTCAAAGCAAAAATCAAAGCCCCGACGTCCGGCGGCAATTCTTTTGTAGTCTTTGTAATCTTTGCTCTCCCATCGCTTTCTTTTTCGATTTTTGTTTCTTCATAGCTATAACCCATTGCCCGCCGAAATAAACTATCTTCCAAATTTTCTATCAATTCTTCTTTGCTGTTTTTTAACGTTTCCCTTAATTCCCAAAAATCTTCTTTATAACGGTTGAAACTTGACACTCCGACACCGAGTTTTTTTGCATATTTGTTCTTCGGTCATTCCGTTTCTACGCCATTTCGGGATCCGATTTAGATAAGGTTTTACATGAGTATCATACTTGGATTTCCTGCCGCGCTTTTTCTCTTTTTTTTCATTTGCTTTATTCTGTTTTTTTTCGCTCTGATTTGTGTCATTCTTAGGCACTTAATCACCTGCTTTGGTATTTAATATAAGTTATATATACAGTATTAAGCATTATAAAAGGACTTAATATATGTATATTAAGTCCTCTGTAAAAGGAAGGAGATGAAATAATTTTATTTATTATTATCGCTCAAAAAGAGAGCGTAATTATCTAGTAAACACTCAGCATTA